GCAAATGCAGTAGTATATAGCAAGTTAAGCATGTCGCCGTCATCACCAGTTAGATAGAATGATGCTTCAAAATCTGCACCTTTTTCTATTGTTAGGTTAACAACAGCTGCACTCATTTTCTTATACCTTTACCGTAATTCTATTTATTAAAAAGCACCGCCATCAAAATCTGTGATTGCTCCTACTGTTCCAACATACCTCCATCCTTTAATATAAACACTTGCGCCGCCAGTAACTAAAGTTGGTACATTTGTTCCCGCAAAGTTTAATATCCCAGATGAATAATCAAAAAACCATTCATCATTATTACCGCTACCTCCAGCAGAAAGTTTCGTCCCCCCAGATGCTGGATTTCCTGCATAAACTTCTACAATATAATCTGACCCAAACTGAGTATCAATCCAGTTAGTTACATTGGCAGAAGTATTTACTCCAACTATCTCTCTGGCAATAAAGCTTCTTCTACCACCAACAGTGTTATCCTCTGTCATTGGATAAGCATTGGATGTTCCATATGTTTCAATCAAAGTATATGATGGATATCCTTCTCCAGGAACAATGATCAAATCTCCTGTCGGTGGAGTTGATGGTATCCTAGCAGACTCAAACCAAAGACCGTTGTTTGGTATTATTATGGGTGATGGTATTGGTTCCGCAAACGGAGATTTTTTAGTCCCCGAAATAGTGGAATCCTCAGCAATACCAGTTTTACTTGATGAATATCCTAACTTCTTTAGAAGAAAGTCAACCTTTTGCTGTTGAGATAATGCCATTAGATCCTAGTATTAAGTATTGCGGAATGACAATGTGTTAATCTGATCTCCAGAATCTAATCTGATTCTTATGAGTATTCTATTAAAAGCATCATTAGACGATGACTCAGTACCAAATACGCATGTAAAAGTTCCTGTCCCTCCAGTCATATTTCCTGCAAAAGCGCATCCAGGAAGGGCGCTATTAGGAATACCAGAACCTCTATATGCTTGGAACATATCTGCCCAACCATTGGTTCCAGATAGGGATGTATTCCATTGGGTATTGTTTGGCATACAAACCCAAAATCCACCATAAGATCCATTGATTGAAATCAAAAACTCTGAAACGTTTGTTCTAAACATTTCAAGTTGAATGTATTGAGCTCCAGTCCTACCAGAAGAATAATCTGGTCCTACTGGAAGATATCCAGTAGAATAGTTTGTTTGATCGTGTCTTAAATCACCACCAACAACAACAGATTCATAAGTTGCTATTGGGTTTGATGCAACCCAAGAAGTAGTAACAGGTGTTGGATTATCGCCCGATGATCCAGCATTCACTCTTCTAGCATTTCCAGATCCAGTACCAAGTGACTGAACTAAAATATTATCTTCATCTATCACATCTGTTCTAGCAGTTGTACCCATGATATTTACATTCTCAGTTATAGTTGCACGAACACTATTTGATCCATATGGTGTGGTTGCAGTATAGTTTGAGAATCTCTGGGTGTTGGTGGTTACAGTGACATGAGAATTTCTAGGAACTTGAGACACTGTACATGTAACTCCAACACCAACACCAAAGTTTCTTACTGGTGGATTAACACCGTCAGTAAAATCTGGATATGATTTATTTCCCCCATTTTGAAATCCAGTAGTTTGACCAGAAGAAGTCAAGAATGTATTTGTAGAATACATATCTCCAGTTGCATTCTGACAAACAATCTCATATACAAAAGCATTATTTGTTGCTTGTGTATAATGAGGAATACCCGAAGAATAGTTTAGTGTTGGTGATGCAGGTGCTACTGGAGTAGTTGCTGCCAAAACAGGAGCAGGTACTACACTAGGATCTTCATAATATAAGTATTTTTGAGATTCATATATGATAGTTGCAACTTGATGTTTAATATAACCCATATTAAATCCATCAGGTGATGAAGCATTTAATATTCTTGAGTCGTATACCTCATAAAAGTTTGATGCAATACCAGGATTTCTAGATGAGAAAAATGCGTCTTTATCATTTGCAATCTCCAATGATGTGTAAACACCATTATCACTGTTAATATCATTAGAGATACTATTATCAGGATTGATAACATCATTTGTTATCATCATCCTAGTTCCTTTAGGATCAAAGTTTATCATAGCAGAAACATCACCATCATCACCAGGACCATACTCAGTCAACCAGGTTGATGTAACACTGTTGCTAGTATTTCTTGGATATTGTGTTCCTGCTACTGGAGAAAATACCCCAACAGTATTATTAGTAAAAGAAAATCCTGAGCACAATCTACCAACATTAAGTCCAACTATACTAAAAGAAGCGTCAAGAATAGTTGCTGGTGGTTTTGGAACTAGTTTTCCTAGAATAAAGTTAATATCATTAATAGAGTTTTTTGTAAACTGGGTTTCATCTATTTCAATAGCGCCAGGTTTAAATCCACCAGCAGGTTCACCAAATCTTAAAGGACCATTATATTCACCAGCAGAAACAGCATTACTTATATCAACGGTTCCTCTGAATAGTGAAGGACCATTAACATCAAAATCTGTAGTAGGTTCACTATCAGTATTTCCAATAGCAACCTTACCCCTAAAACTACTTATTCCAGTTGCAAACGTATCTTTTGGTTTTAATGTAGTATCAACACTCAAAACGCCAGAGACTAAACCGTCTCCAGCGACATGAAAATCTGATCTGGCAATATCAGTTTTAACTCCAACATTGCCAGTAACTTGTAGTGCTGTAGTGTTGTCAGTATATGATGGTATACCAACCCTAAGTGTTCTGTTAAGTTGACTTAAATACTTTGCCATTTATTCGTTTACTAAAATGCAATGACAAAAAGATTATTATAGTTATATGTTTTTATTTAGTCAATTTGTTTGTCGAACTCAAACATCCCATACTCTGATCCCCATACCATTTTTTTAGTTACAGGATCATATCCCCTATCAATAACTCTATAAGTATTTTTTCTCAATTCAGACATGGTAAATAAGAACGATTCTTTACCATTTTTATTTACCATACATTCACACCCCATGATCATACCATAATAAACACCATTCTGTTTAGTAAAAATACAATCACAGTTCTCATTCTTTTCTAAATCATCTTCAGTGATTTTATCTATATCAGTGAAATGTAAAAATCTTTTACCATCCTTCACTTTATAACTACTAACTATTAGTTTATCTTCATACTGATTTATCTCCAGAACAAACTGCCTATAAGGAAGTTGTTTGCGAACAGAATATTTCTGTTCTCCATAAATCATATTATTACTTAATAACTCATGACGTAAACTAATCTGAGAATATTGTGAAGGGTATGAAAATGCTTGTTTTCGATTATGAAAAGATCCAAGTAACCATTCTGTAAACTCCTCAATCATTCAGTACTACCTCTTCTTTGATGACGTATTAATGTAGAAAATAATACCTTACCAATAGCAGATATTAGATTACCTTCAATTTCATTAAAGACATTCATATTTAGTTTGAATGCTAGATTAGCTTCTTTGATAATCTCATCGATTTCATTTTGATCTAAAGGAAGAGTATCTAATACATCTCTATAATCTCCCTTAAAAACTTTTTCATCTTTAATATCTTTAAAAATATAAAAGTTCATCCCAACATCAGGAACTTTTAAAGCAGATTGAGCAATATTTTTCAATACTTGTCCACCAGAAAGATCACCAATATACCTAGTATAATGATGTGCAATCAATAAGTCTTGATTTTCATTAGATACCTCTTTAATCCTGGCAACATATTCTTTGCAAGATTTTGTTTGAGTAATCCTTTCTTTCCAATCATATCCTAGATAATATTCTAAATCTTTTTCTAAAGATTTTTTTCTGAAGAGTTGTGGAAAATAAATGTTTGACACAATCATATCATCTTTGTGTCTTTCAAACTCTTCTTCCATCGCGGAATAGATATGGTACAAGTCTGATAGTAATCTTACATAAGATTTCTTTTCAACCACACCTTTGAGAAAACAGGTAATGAAACCTGTATTCTCTGCCATAGTGTGAGATTTTTTAGTACCTTCTCTTATTTGTTGTGATAGGTTAGACATAAGCTCTACTTGGTATTAGAATCCGACACCTTTCCAAGATATGGATCATAATCAGTAATCATGTTTACATCAATATCTGATCCGTTCGCTTTCCAGAAGTTTAAAACTCCTCGATAAGAAGCTTTATGGAATTTATCAACATGATCTGGGTGGATTGTCGATCCTAGGTCTGTTTTATAAAGTAAAAGTGGAGTGGCGTAAGTCGCACCAGAGTTGTAGATTAGATCATCTGCAACAGGTCTTGGTTTAACACCATTGTCAAGTTTATATTTAGCGCCTCTCACATGATTTTTGATGATTTTTTCTGCATGATGCCTTGTAATGACATAACATGCGGTTGAAAAATCATTAACAAACCTGTTATGTACGGGAACTACGATATTACCAGTACAAATAATAGCTAGTTGTAAAACATCCCAAGAGTAAGGTGCTTTAGCAATAAAGTCTTGCCAAGTAAAGTTCCAATAGAGAACAGTCTCTAAACTACAATCATCTTCCATGATGACTGCATAAGGAGAATCTGATGTTTCATACCAATGTTTGATTGCTTTAATATGAGAAGTAACACATCCAATCTCACCTGATGACATCATCGGAGGATAAGTTCCTTTGATAATATCACTTAGATCATCTTCTCTACCATCGTATGCAGAGATACGCTCATAGTTTTCAATTTCCCAATACTTAAACTGATCTTCCATCCACTTACGACGCTCAGGTTGACCATCTAGATTTAGATAATAGATAGGACCAAAGTTTTTAAGTTTGTAAGCTGCTTTGTTTTTTTCTGAGAAATCAAAATCCAACTCCATTTTTTCCTCTTCTTTAGGAACATAAGATTCAATAAGTTTTTCCATGAAGGGAATGTGATATTTCTCTAGAGTATTTTTCCACTCAAACTGTTTTGCATACTCTAGGATTTCTTGACGATTAGCGACTGAATACTCTCTGTTCTTGATGATTTCGGATTCAACATATTCAATGTCGTTGATTTTATCTTCAGGGATTACAGTAATAAATCCTCTATCAATATCAAGATTTGCTTTACCCCATTCGCTAACAACAACACCTAGTCCTGCAGCGAATGCTTCCATACACACTAATGGATGAGCTTCTCCATCAGAAAGAAGAACTAGATTTCCATATTCAGTCAACTCATCATATAGAGTTTCTTTAGTCCATTCCCCAAGATAGTTTTTGTTAATATCAAACTTTTTATCATCAACAATACCAGCATAATAAAGAGAACTAATAGACTGGAATAGATGCTGTCGTTTCCGATAGTCTACCTTTGCGACATAAATGCTTTTATCACTTTGTTTTGGTTCTTCAGTTACTCTAAAGTTTTTCGAGTTTACGCCATTAGGAGTAACGAATACTTGATCTTCTGGAATATTATTATTGACGTATACTTCTTTAATGCCTTCAGAAAGAGCAAATACATTTGGTTTGTAAACCTTGAACGCATCAAGTACAGCTCGATAACCACCAATCTTTTCTGGTTGCTCAAGATATGCATAGTGCGTTGTAATCGCTGTTGGGTATTTGAGATGGGGATATAGTCCAACCATATTGTCGAACTCAATATGAACAAAATCTGGATCAAACTCATTAATCTGTTTAATCGCATCAGATCCGTTTGTAGTATTAACAATCTGAACTTCATGTCCAAGTTCTTCATAGCAACACTTCATATCCCAAATAAGGATTTCTACAGCACCCCACCCTTTAGGTGGAATAGGCATCACGCCAGGACCTACGATTGATACTTTCATTCTACTTCTCCCATGTCATAGTCACACATTTCCTTTACAAGATCTTCAAAAGAATATTTTGGATCCCAGTTTAGAGTTTTTTTGGCAAAACTGGGATCTCCAACAAGAGTATTTATCTCTATTGGACGATAGTATGATTGGTTTATTTTAACCAGAACGCTTTTAGTTCCTTTCAAAACAGCAACTTCATCGATACCAGAACCACTCCATTCTATATCAAATCCAATATGTTTGCAAGCAAGCTCTATAAGATCCCTTACTGAATGCTGTTTCCCTGACGAAATAACATAATCATTTGGTTGATCTTGCTGCAGTATTAACCACATTGCCTCAACATAATCCTTAGAATGTCCCCAATCTCTTTTAGCATCAAGGTTACCTAACTCTAAGGGTTTTTTCCTTTTACCTTTTTTGATTTGAGATAGCGTTTTAGTAATCTTTCTAGTTACAAAATCCTCACCTCTTCTTGGAGATTCATGATTAAAAAGTATGCCATTGCATCCAAACATACCATACATTTCTCTATAACTTTTAACTACCAAATGAGCATGTAGTTTTGATATGCCATATGGAGATACTGGAGAAAAACTTGTACTCTCATTTTGAGGAGATACTGGTGAAGTTCCATACATCTCAGAAGATCCTGCTTGAAAAAGTCTTACTGATTTAAGAAGGTTATGTGATCTTATAGACTCTATCAAAGAACAAGCACCTAAAGAATTCACGTTACTCGTATATAAAAGATTTGAATACGATAACTTAACGTGACTTTGGGATGCTAGATTATAAATCTCATCTGGCATTACATCAGAAAGAATATTATTGAATGTTGAATGATCAGTAAAATCCCCATAGTGAAAATATACATTTGAAGAGTCTTCCAACTCTTTGATGTAAGGACTATAGTTTGACCCAGAGTTTCTTCTCAAAACTCCATGAACTTCATAACCTTTTTCAAGCAGAAGTTCTGCAAGATAAGATCCATCTTGTCCCGTAATGCCAGTGATTAAAGCTTTCTTCATACAAAACTTAAGATATCTTTTTCATAAACATCAACAATATTTTGCCAGGAGAAGTTATTTATACCATACTGTCTAATATCTTCTCTCATCTGAATAGATTCTTTACGATTTTTTTCAATAGTATCAGAGATATAATCCATGTCATCTAGTTTATCTTCAGGGATAACATCAATGAAGGGGAGATCATAATCTAAATCATATGCACAATAATGTGAGCATACGATACCAAGTCCTGCAATCAAAGCTTCTTTGATTACTAAAGGAGTTCCATTTTCTCCGTCAGAAAGCAAAACCATGTTTGTATATTTGGTAATATTAGATTGCTTTTCATCATCAGTCCACTCCCCAAGATAGTTTGGATTATTCTTTTTGAAAGAAGTTTCTGATGTGTATCGACCAACAAAATCAATACCTGGAAGATCTTGATAAATCCATTGACGCTTTCTTCTAGAAATCTTTGCTAGGTAAAGAGATCTATCTGCATATTCTGGTTCTTCTGCATACTCTAGAGTTTTATGTTGAGCACCAAGTCCTAGTCTGAGAAGCTTGCTTTCATTTGCTCCATGATCTTTAAAGGTATTAAGATCCTTATCGGACAGAGCAAAGTTATAATGATCTTGCTGATTACATGCCCATTTGAAGAAACCAGTATATCCATCCTGTGCATGTTTATCTAACTGATCAACATAAGGATAGGCACTACTAATAGCAGTTACCGTGTTTGGGCACCGAGATTTAATCTCATCCATGATCGGATAGAAAACATCATAAAATAAATGTACAAAATCAAACTCACCTTCTTCAATATCATCAATAACACTATTCAGATCTTGAGTATTAAAGATGACACCTTCATGATCTTTCTCACCAAGTTCAGAAGCAATCTCCCAGATTAAACTTTCTACAGCACCCCAACCTTTAGGAGGAATCTCAACAATACCTGGACCAATCAATGCGATTTTCATTTAGATAACTCCTGAATAAACTCGTATGCTCTATGCTTTCCAGCATGATTTTCAAAGGCAATGAACATATCTGGATTATTTTTATAAACATATGCCATGGCACTTTGTTCATTGTTGATTAGATTGTTAGCAATCATTTTGTTTTGAAGGACATCATCAATAAGATCACAGAACTTACTCATGACTTCTCCTCCTCCACACCAAAGACCTGCCATTACCCACGTTCTAGCGTCCCACAAATCTTCTAAGGTATATGATTCAGCATTAACCAAATCGCCATAGTAAGACATTGAGGTCTGTATTATAACATGATCCTTACAATCTAGCAATGTTTCCATGGCAGTCTGTGATGGATACTCCAAATCCATACCAAAGAAAAATCTAGATAGACCAGCATCCATCCACATAAAAAGTTCAGTATTAAAGGGATTATCGGAAATAATCCGATTTACCCATTGAAATTTAGAATATATAACTGAGTTATAAAGAGCTAGTTTACATTCTACTCTGTTGGGAGCTTGAACTTTTTCTTTAAAGTTATCGGACTTTAAAATATTATCAATCTTCTCAGTTAAATGATAGTAAGGAATATCTTCTAATGCTTGAGTGATTATTTTTGTAGGTAGTCCTTCTCTACATTTTTCTACAAATGAAACAAGAGACTCTTCTACAAAGATTACCATTGGTCTGGTAACTTTTAGAGTCTCTTCAAACCAAGAAAGATATTCTTGAAACTTTCTACCATCACCATCTTGCTCTCTATTAATATCATAAAGAGCAGTTACTATTGTAATAGAATCAGACATGATATTTTGAGTTGTTTTTACTTAAGTGAACAATCTTAGGTTCAAAATCACAGTATTGACCAAACATTTCTGGGTATGCAAACTGTGGTCCTAAGACATTTGTATTATCTCGGTTTTCAATAAGAAACTTATTAAGGTGACTTTCATCATGCCATTGAGCGATCACATCGTTATCCAAATCTGTTTGAACTCTGCGATCAAGTTCGCAGATAAGATCCATAATCTTTGAAGACTTTCCTCCCCATAAACATCCTTGGAAGTAAACAGATAAATCATCATCCTCTGAAATAGCAGCAGTAGATTTTTTATTTGTTTCAAATGCACCAAACTTCTGATTGTGTGGAGGCATCTTAAGGAAATGGCAGGGATGATGAACACCAAAGAAATCTTTAGTATCATCAAAAAACTCTTCTTCAGTTACAGTGTCTACAACTAAAGCATCTGCATCAATAAAAACAAACCAATCTGTTTCTGAGATTACATCTTTTGCTTTCTGAATAATCTCAAATCTTTTTAGAGTGATATAAGGCCATTCAATATGCTCATAATCATAAGTATTGATGTCTTCTGGAAAATCACCATCACCATCAGTAAAAACTAAAAACTGTTTTTCGGTATTGGGTAAAAAATATTCATGAACATTTTCATAGTATCTGGGAAGAAAGTTTAAATACTTTCCTGTTCCAATAAAACAAATAGCAACTTTCATCGTTTTAGAAAATCATAGTTTACATGTTTGCCTGCAATGTCAGAGAAGTCACTTCTTTGCCATGCTAAATGAGGTCTAAAAATATACGTCCTTAAGTAAGCTTGCAGTTTTGTATATATTACATCCAATGGTCCTTCCATCTTAGATACAAAATCAATAAGCAGATCATAGCAACTACTGTTTATTGCATACGCATGAGTAGCATGAGCATTATAAACTTTATACACATGATCTGTTACTTTGATTGGTGGTCTATTCATGTAGGGATAACATAATGCATGGGTAGCACCAAGATATAAAATATCCCATTCAGGAACTTCTTCTATGTACTCCGAGAAGAGTTTATCAAAGTTTGGACGAAACTCAACATCATCTTCTAAGATCAAAACATTTGATACATTATCTTCTTTGCACTTTTTTAAAATGTTTAGATGCGAAAGAAGACATCCCACTTCTCCATGACTCATTCTTCCAACACGATCATGTTTAGTGCCATCTACAGCTTCATACCTTTCAACATTAATGTTGTATTGTGAGAATGCTTCTTTACAAAGATCCCACCTTTCTGGTCTTCGTTCTAGATTAACACAATAGATTTTTTCAAAGCAGTCATTAAGAGTTTTCATCGTATCTTGTTAAATATTTCCTAAAAATAGAAGATCCTGCATTATATTTTACTGCTTGAGTAAACAAATCTTTTTGCCCATAATCATGAGCACTAATATTATTATAGATCCCAATATATCCTTTCTTTGATTTGCTGTTCAACTCTTCAATATTGTCGAGATATCTTTGCCAGTTTGGACGTTCTGTAATATCATTACTATCTAATATTTTTTTAATACAGTCTGGTTGCAACTCAAGATTAATCAGATCTTCATAGTAAATAAAAGTTGCTTGATTTTTACTCCAGTCATAATAACGAAGAAGATTGCAATAATCTTTTATTTGATCGTCTAAAGATCTAGATGATCCCCGCTTTGAATGAGAAACAATAGCATCATAGTAATCTCTAATAATAAGAGTTACTTTTGAATCTTTAATAAGTTCTTTCTCATTAAGAGTTGGATCTACCAAATGAAACTTTCTAAGAATAGGAGGATTCTTAGGTTTAACTTCTAGATTACCCCCAACCAGATAGTCTATTGCACTATCTGGAATGTCTTCATTAAAATCAACAACAACCCTTTCGGTAATATATTCAATCAAAAACCTTAATAAAGTATTACCACTTCTAGGGTAAGAGATTAAACAGTTTGCTTCACTCATAATACAATCCAATCACTACAGTATATATCCTTAGTTTCAAGGTGTGCATTATTTGGACCAAACCATTCCTTAGGAGCAACAATAGTTTCTGCCTCAGATAGATAAGCTCCCCACCAACTAAAAGTACTACTGGCAGTAATAATATACTGACACTTTGTAATCAGGCATAAGTCAAGATATGCATCATTAGTTTCAGAAACTAAGAACCTGTCCGAAGAAAAAATAGATTGCTTTTTACACCATGCAGGATCATCAGAAAAGATTAGAACCTCACAATCCCCAGGAATCTGATTCAGAGCTAGTTGAAAATAGTTTTCATTCTGAGAGTTATGACTGGGATTATTTACATAATCAGTTCTCCTAATATGAATAGCAGCAATATTTTCACCAAAAGAATCTCTTACTTCAGTTGCAATAGATTCATATTCTGGTTTGAACTTAAAGTCATTTTTGATTTCATCTTTAATATGATCAAACCATTTATCACTTTGAAAAAAACCAAAAATGTTTACGTTTCCTTCTGGCAGATTTTCAAATAACTCTGGATCAAATCCAAACCCTTTCTCCTGTACGGTAGGAAAATCAGAGATACCACGTTGACAAACAATGTCAAAGCAATCATCAATATTACTTCTAAGTTTCGTATAGTAATGTTTACCAAATACCTCAGTTGGAGGAATCATAAAATCTCTACCATGCTTTGCAGCAATACCCTTAGTAGCTGCGTACTGAAACATCTGATTTCCCAAATGTCCATTATTACCAAGATGATTAAACGATATCATAGTTTTCTAAAATAAAATCTTCTAGTACTCCAATCTTTTTAACACGCTCTAGATTATCTTCTATAGCGTCCATCTTATCATAGTAGATTTCTTCGGAAACTTCAAACTCTTCAGTGAGTTCAATAATACCTTCTGGATTAAAATACTCACCAATAGAAGGAGATCCCATATAGACTGGAATAGTTCCAGTCGCAAAACAATCTAAAATCTTTTCAGTATGATAAGAATCGTAGAAACCATTCTCAATCGCCACTGAGAACATATAATCACAAAGACCTTCTTCTTTCAAAGGGATTTCATTAAATCCCCTACCAAAAAGATCTACTTGATCACCAATCATGTCAACCCATTTTAGTCTGAGTTTATGTCCTGGTGTGCTATTTTTATTTGATGTAATAAAAGATAGCATCTTTGTTTTTGGATATATTTGTGGTTCTTTAATCCAAGTTCCATTTGGAGGGCACCATTTAAATCTCTCATCAAGATCTAATAGTTCTTTATTGTGAGTGAAAATATATCTAAAAACTTCTAGATATTCTTTGTAATCCCTCTTTACATCAGTAACAATATCTGGAGTAACATACTTTGATTCTAGCAACCACCCATATTTGATACCTTTTACATTATCAGAGAATGCTTGCGTCATACTCCGATCAACATAAAATGAAATGCCATTGCTATCATCAAAAACCCACTCTACAGTTTTTGCTTCTTTTCCATGGACAGAGTATCCTTTATTTCCATGCGTAAGATGGGTGAAAGAATCTCCAACCAGATTTAACTTAGTCTTACTCATCAAATACACCCTTGTAAAGTTTAACGCTATCTTCTCGGATAGGAGTTCCATTAACAATAGAATCTTCAACTAGAAGATTAATGGCTTGGACTAGTTTAGGTCTTTTTACTTTAAAGCAGATATCAATCTTTTTCTTCAGTTGGGCAATCTCTTCATCAGTTGTTGCTTCCTGAATAGCATCTTCTAACATCCAAGTTCTAATATGAAGAATAGCGAGTTTCTCCACAACTTCCCCGAGATTATCTGTTGCAATATACTCAACATCAGGGATCTCTCTCTTGGAAAGAAATGTTTTAATAGTTTCTTGAAGACAAGCTTCTAAAAGTGTTCCGAATGTGGTAATCATTTTAGTACATAATGGGTTGTTTGATTTCAGTTTCAATCAAATCACATACAACATTTAAGTTGTGTTGATCTGTATTAACTTGTTTTGCTACTGAGTTGTCATACCAAATACCTTCACTAGCATACTTAGAAAAACTAATATAAGTTTTTGTCTTATCTAAAAGATTTTCTTTAGTGTGCGTGTAGCAGTATGGACCAGACGCTCTTCCAATTATTATATCACATGATATTGAAATATACGATATTAGGAGAAGGTCGCAATCGACATTGCCAGTCAACTGAGGAACTCTAATAATACTTTCATGTTTTATCTTCGATTTATTAGTCATCAAGAAAGCAACTTTAGGATATTGTTTAGCAAGATGCTCTATAACTGGATCAAAATCAAAGTTCGTAATCTGACCAGACATGCAATCATTATTACATACTAAAACTAACTTGTCATAACAAGTTCTTATTGTCCACAAATCATTGATTAGATCATCTGAAATATATGGATCCATGTCAAAGAATTTTATCGTCGGTAAAAGATCTTCCTCATGATCATATTTAATCCCATAGTATTGAAAGATTTCATCTGCTAAAGGAACATATCCCCTAAAAGAACATGCATCCTTTTTAACAAACTTTGCTTTTTCTTTTCCAATCCAAGTGTTGATAAGATTTTCTTTATAGTTGTTTGCCCCTCTTGGAATGTGAATGTTTGGATTTGTGGGACCAGCATACAATCCTGGATAATCATCTAGAATTTTAGGATTCATTCTATGATAATACTTTACATCAAAATCATTTTTTAGAAACTGATCGATGATTATCCTAGAATAAAACACATCGCCATTATGAAAATCATTGTAAAGTTTAATAGTCATAATAAATCCAAAATATCAGATAAAAGTTCTAGATGATCTAAACCAACAAACTGACTGTTACCAATATAAATCCCATTTTCATGAATAAGATCTACATTTAAAGGACCCTTTTTATTACTGCAGATTTCATAGTTTAAGTATGGTTGTCGTAACAAGTTTCCACCAACAACTGGTCGATATTCAACTCCATTCTCGATAAGAAGAGCAATAAGACGCTTCTTATCTTCTACTGTTTTACAGATTAATGGAAAGCAAAAAGAACTATTTCCAACGTTGTATGAAATGGGGTGAAGCTTAGAGCATTGGTTTACAATATTAACATACTCTTCGTAGTTTTCTCTCCTAATATCAATAAATGTATCAAGACGTTTTAGTTGAGAAGATCCAAGAACTGCACCCAACTCAGTATTCCTAAAGTTATAACCATCAGTTACAAACAAGAAAGACTTTTCAATCTCTGGGTTTTGTTCAGAATAATAGTCAAAGTGATCAGATGCTCTAGCAAGACCATGAGTCCTTTTCATCTTCATCAAATCATATAACTGACTATTGTTAGTGGAAATCATTCCACCTTCAACAGTTGACATATGATGACCAAAGTAAAAACTAAAGGTAGCTCCTAGACTATCAGATCCAACTTTTTCTCCAAGAAGTTCGCATCCATGAGATTCGCATACATCATCTAAAAAGACAGCATCTGGAAAATAGGACTTATATACAGGAACATTGGCGGGAATACCAAGCAAGTGTGTTACAAAAACCAACTTAATGTCTGGATGTTGTTCTTTAACATACTGCAAGGATTCTAAATCAAATCCATAATCTTCTAGACTAACGTCACAAAAAATAGGAGTAAGTCCAAGTTGAAAGATAGGATTAATATTTGTCACCCATGTACATGCTGGTAGCAAAACTTTATCTCCTCTCTTGAGTCCATAAAGTTCCATCACAGCAGCAATAAGAAGAAAGTTTGCTGTACTGCCAGAAGTTACATAAAGAGAATGCTTACATCCCAACCAGTTGGACCACTCATCCTCAAACTTTTTTACTTTTTCTCCTTGAGTAAATCTATCCGATGTAAGAATAAACTTTGCTAGTTTTAATCTATCCATAAAGGATAGAGTATTTTTCATCAATGGCCACCTATACTCTTGCATATGTACTCCTATTCTTCAAGAACCAATCAATAGTAATCTTAAGACCATCTTCTAGACTTGTTTTAGCAGACCAGTTTAATGATCTCATTTTAGAAGTGTCCAACGCTCTCCTTGGAGTTCCGTTGGGTTTTGACGTATCCCATGAGATAAGTCCTTCATAACCAACATACTTAGCAACGATCTCTGATAACTCCCTGATACTAACTTCTCGATCTGGTCCAATATTTATAATCTCTGGATCATCATAGTTATTCATCAGAAAGATAAGACCATCTGCCAAATCATCAGAATACAAAAACTCTCTAGTAGGACTGCCATCACCAAAACAAGTTACAGTGGGAGAATTGTTATCCTTTGCAGTGATGAACTTATTAATAAAACTTGGAATAACATGACACTTTTCGATATTAAAGTTGTCATTGATCCCATATAGATTGTTTGGCATTACAGAAATAGTATCAAAACCATATTGTTTTGAATACTTTTTACACATAATGTAACCAGAGATTTTTGCAAGTGAATATGCAATGTTAGTCTCCTCTAAAGGAGAGGTCATTAAATATTCTTCTTTGATTGGAACTGGAGCATGTTTAGGATAGATACATGCTGATCCAAGAAATGCAAGTTTTTTAGCTGCATTTTGATATGCTGCATCAATAACATTTGTTTGGATCTGTAGATTATCTCTAATAAAATCTGCAGGGTTTGCTTTGTTATAACCAATACCACCTACCCTTGCAGCAGAGAGAAATACATACTCGGGTTTATGATATTCAAAAAAGTCTTCTACATCAACTTGACGAGTAAGATCTACTTTGGATTTATCTGCCGTGATAATATTTGTATATCCTTGACTAGTCAGTTGCCTGATTAGAGCAGATCCTACTAGACCTTTATGACCCGCGACATAAATTTTTGAGTCAAGATTCATTTTCACACATCTCCATAACTAAATCTGAGAAAGATACTTTTGGTTCCCAACCAAGTTGTTCTTTTGCTTTTGTTGGATCTCCTAAAAGAGTTTCCACTTCTGCTGGTCGATAATATTTTGGATTAACTGTAATAATGGTTTTCTTGGTATTTTTATCCATACCAATCTCATCTTCACCACTACCATGCCACTCGATATTCATCCCAAAATAAGGAGATGCTTTTTCTACAAACTCCCGAACGGAGTGTTGAACGCCAGTAGCAATGACATAATCTTCAGGAGATTCTTGCTGAAGCATCATCCACATTGCTTCACAATAATCTCTAGCATGTCCCCAATCTCTCTTTGCATCTAGATTTCCAAGTTGCAGAAGAGTTTGCTTACCCTCAGAGATTGCCTTTAGTCCTCGTACAATTTTACGAGTTACAAATGTCTCACCACGTCTTGGTGATTCATGATTAAAAAGAATACCACTGCAAGCATACATTCCATATGACTCACGATAGTTCTTAACAATCCAGTAACCGTAAAGCTTTGCTACTCCATATGGAGAACGTGGATAAAATGGAGTTGTCTCTTTTTGAGGAACTTCTTGAACAAGTCCATAAAGTTCACTAGTAGATGCCTGATAGATACGAACCTTCTCTTCCATACCAAGAAGACGAACTGCTTCTAGAATACGAAGTGTACCCAAAGCATCTGTTTGACCAGTATATTCTGGCATCTCAAAAGAAACTTTTACATGACTCTGAGCACCGAGATTATAGATTTCATCTGGTTGAACTTTCTGAATAATACGGACAAGATTTGTAGAGTCTGTCAAATCTCCGTAATGTAGAATAAGTTTTTCATAAATGTGATCAATACGATGTGTATTGATCAAAGAAGCACGGCGAACAATACCATGAACTTCATATCCTTTCTGAAGAAGAAGTTCTGCAAGGTACGAACCATCTTGCCCCGTAATACCAGTAATTAATGCACGTTTCATAAATCAAACTCTTCCAAAATCATCTGCAAGTCTAACAATGTCATCCTCATCGCAAGGATCGCCAATCTGAACTTCAATAAGAGTTATTCCTGTTTTGCCTCCTGTAACTCTATGTACAGTAGTTCTTGGTACAAAAATAAAGTCTCCGACTTTTACGTCTTTTTCAGACTCACCCACAATAACTTTAGCATCTCCTTGAACAACTGTCCAGTATTCGTTTCTTAAGTTGTGGTACTGAAGGGAAAAACTTTTCTCAGGATTGACATAAAGTCTTTTACATTTATAGTTGGAGGTTTCGGAAAAAACTTCCTCGTACCACCCCCAAGGTTTTTCAACTCTTTCCATGTACATAAGCATAGTGACTATGATATGTATATAAGAAAAAAAGGAAGGTTATTACGCCCTCCTTTACTAGGTCTTTTCATGCACGCCACTTGCTCTTTAGAGAAGCAAGAAACTCATATTAGGGTCATATGACTCCACCACCCATTTTTGAGAAAAATGGGAAACTCCAGGGGTCAATGACCATCCCGACCAGGGTTTTTATAGACTCTCCATGTCTCAGGCAACTTCAACAGTTTCAAGATCACTATAAAGATATTCCATTAAAATCTCATAATCATCAAGAGGATCTCCAGAGAAAACTACTCCAGAATTTTCATAAAAGCGTCGAACTTTTTTATATAGTTTTGGATTTTTAACATCCAGAAAGATCTCTCCATTTGCAGCAGACCTTAGTGTACTAATATCTTTTTTGAACTTTTCTGTAAGTGCCATTTTTTTTGAGTGTTGACATTTATATTGTAATGATTTGACAGCGAACTGTCAATGAGGGATGTGGGGATCGAACCCACCTTAGCCGAATTATGAGTTCGGTGCATTCCCAGATTGCTAATCCCTCAACTCTTATCTAAGATATCAGAGTAAAAGGGATTTGTCAAGAAGCATCGTTGTTTAATATGGTGTGTATTTTTATTAGTTCGTCATGTGCTGGAACCATAACTGCAATGTGTCCAGTTTCCTCATTTTTTATTCCTATATGCTCTCCAGTTTCAACTCTTTCAAGCAACTCGTCCCAGTTATTTTCCCAATGTTCCACGGAATAAATCTCAATAGTTGTTGTATTTATCATAAGATTCAAAGAAAGTCTTTTTGTAATCGCAAATAAAATTATAGAATGCTTTTGAAGGTCTTTGAGATTCTAGATTAAATGTCAATGAAGTTGATATATGTTCTTTGGGAATAACATTTTCCAACTCGTAAACTTGTAAATAATCCATAATAAACAAGGAACAGATTTCTGGATCTAAACTTTGCATGAATACTCTTTCTAGTCTTTCTGTAGATTCTTGACAGTTTTCAGGTATTTTATAATAGTTATCAGAAAAGTCTTTAGTTTCTATTCTATTTTTTTCTATATGATCTTCGATAGATGATGTATTTTTTTCCAAATAATATCTACAGAATCTTGTAAAAATATTTTCCATATAGACTGCATTATATTCTGCAATCTGATTGACATCTAGTTTAAAGTTCCAAGGCATTCCACTGAAGCAACATATGATATGTGCAATATCATGTGTAGGAGTTGTTGGAGGAACTTTATCACTATGCAGAGTTAAAATCTGGTCATCAGAATAAAAGACTTTGAAGAGAGTGTCTCCCTTATGCCAAGACCAAAAAACTTCTTTTACTTCCATTAGTATGATAAGGGGTAATCGGAATGACACGATTCGAACGTGCGACCCCTGCTTCCCAAAAGCAGTGCTCCACCAAACTGAGCTACATTCCGAATGTATAAGTTATACTATCATTATTTGTGTTTTCTGTCAAGTGGTTCCCAGTGCTGCCAGTTAAACTTGTGGACTGCCCATATCCCCATGATAGGGACAAAGACGAGAGACCATGCGAGAAATCCCATGGTCCATGGGTTATTTAGCACCCATCGAGAAAAATGCGCTACTTCATGTATCATGGATTTTTCGGATCAATAAAAGGACTCATCATTTTTCATCTCCCAGATACTTTGCCGCTGGATCTTTTCCAGTCTTTACTATGGCACAAGCTCTTTTGTAGAACATATTGTCTGTATTACCAGACTCTTCAAATACAGCCTTGATCTTTACCCAGTTTTGGTAAGTGTGATCGTCCATGCTTTTTTTTGCTTATTTACTAGTTATGATATTATTCTAGTGAGCAGCAAAAAAAATGCATGATTTGTGTTCATATTGTAACATTGTTTAAGAGAACATTAAATCTTAAACAAACATAAAACGGAGGGAAGCAGTCGCCAATCGGATTGCCCCTCCAAACTTTATCGGACATCAAAATCCAACTTACGGACTTTGCGTTGTCTTCTTGCTTCTTGCCAAGCAATGTCTTGAGAACTTAAAACATTCTTTGATTGCTTTGTCTTATAAGAGTTTAACATAACTACCTGAGATAAGTCAAGTGCAGAAATATTTTCATCATCTCTGATAGTTGCCATATTTGGACAACCACAGGTAACAGTTTTTCCAACAACTCCTACAAGTTCTTTAGAACATGACTTGCATCTTATTTTTACAGGATCCATAATATAATATACTTTTATATTATTTATAATGGAGAATAGGAGACTAGAACTGAGATCGTATTTATAAGAGAAGCTCCCCAACTTGGGCTTGAACCAAGGACATCAAAATTAACAGTTTTGCGCTCTTCCAACTGAGCTATTGGGGATTAAAAATAACCGCTACTCGTCAGCAGCGGTGGCACCAAGAGGGATCCCACCTCCTCCTCACATGGGTTGTTGCTCCGATTCTTTTTTCTCTCGGAAATGTGAGTACGGGTGTCGCCATCCCGTTAAGCCTCTGACAAGATTTGAACTTGCGACCTGAGCTTTACAAAAGCCCTGCTCTACCAACTGAGCTACGGAGGCAACGATTCAGGTTGGACTCGAACCAACGACCGACTGCTTAGAAGGCAGTTGCTCTATCCAACTGAGCTACTGAACCATACAACTATTATACCATAGTTATTGGTTTTTGTCAAGTGTTTTGAGGTCTTACTGGATTTACGAAGTGGCCAGTTTCTACGCTAGTTAAAACCTCATTCTTTATTTATTCTTCTTCCAGAGCAAGATAAGTCATTTCTTCTACATCTGGAGGAATATTAATCCATTCATCAAACTCCTCTGCAATCGCTACTGCGTCAAACTGAGATTCAATATCACCTTCTGCAAGGTCATGGATTCTATTGATTGACCATTCACGAATAAGTTTTACTGGTTCAATCGTCTTTTCCATAATAATCTTTTCTGAAGTATCTGCTGAGGATGTTGCTATTGTAGTATGCTGGTTCTCCTGTGTCAAGGGCTTCCGTGAGGACGTTGTTCTGGAAGAGTTGTTTCGTTTCTTCAAAGTTTGTTTTGCCTTTTGTTTTGTGGAGGGAGAGGATAGTCCGTCGGAATATCCCCTTACCGTATTTTTCCACATCTTCTTTAAGTTTCGAAAGAGGCTCATAGTAATTTTTCAAGGTTTAGATAGTTCTGAGAAATAATCTTTAGAGGCAATGTGAGGAGTGTATCCAGGATAAAACTTTTTAACGATAGAACTAATTCCCATAGCAGTAATGGCGCTATCACAAATAACCCAGACTTCTTTTTTGTCCTCTAAAACAATATGTTGAAATGGAAACTTAGTCTTTTTCATAAGTAAACGTTTTGTTTTTAACTTTTGTATCAAATTCACCAGTGCGTCCTGGTTTCATTTTCCCCACTTTAACATTTTTACCTTTACCAGGCCAAGATGTTTTCGAAGTTCCTTTAAGTGTAGCAGATCCTCCTGGTTTTCGTTGGATCAGAACTGAGTCCTGATCATCTTTGCTTGAACTTGATTTTACATTCTTTTTCTGTTTAAGTCCAGCCTCTGTACCCAGTTTCTCAATTGTCTTTTTAAACTTCCTTTTGCCCATCTTACCAGAAGAAACTACATGAGACTTCTCTCCCACCTTTTTCTCATCAGATGTTCCAGGATTCTCCGTATATCTTCCAGAAACTTTTGTGGGACCAGGAAGACCAGCACCACGAATCCTTCTTTCAGTTCTCTTGCTTCTTTCTTTATTTTCTTTGGAGGACTTATCTCCTCTCTGTCCAGATAGGATAGCCATACCACCTTTCTGCGACGTAGAACGAATTCTATTTAAAGATGTTTCCTGAATGGAATAGCATTCTATCATAAATTCTTGGAATGTTTTCATATTCTTTCCAAAAGTCTCCTAAAATATTTATAATGAAAGTTATTAATATAATCCAAAAAATACTTTCGTTATAAATATTTTTATGGTAGAAAGTATTTTTATGTCTTGGAGATATAACGAAAAAGAATTCATAGAGGCTCCTAAAGGTATTGAGGGGTTTGTTTATCTCATAACAAATCTAACAAATGATAGAAAATATGTTGGTAAAAAATCTTTTTGGACAAGGAGAAAAGATAAAAAGATTGGTAGAAGAAAAACAAAAGAAAGTGATTGGAAAAAATATTTTGGATCTTGTGATGAATTAAATGAAGATGTAAAACTTCTTGGTGAAGATAAGTTTTTGAGAGAAATACTCTACCTATGTCCCCATAAAAAATCAATGTCTTATTATGAAACTATGGAACAATTTAAAAGAGATGTTCTAATGACTGATGATTATTATAACACAAATATTGAAGGAAGATTTTTTGTAAGTGAGAGGGCAGGAATTTATGAAGTCGTTATGAGAAACGATAAGTTCTGCGATATGAGAAGTGAAAAGATGAAAGATAAATCATACAATCCAATGTATAAACCAGAAGTCCGTGAGAAGTTTAGTAAGATGTACTCTGGTGAAGGAAATCCTAGGTATGGAACAAAGCTTACTGAAGGGCATAAAAAAGCACTCACAACATCAAAAAATGTAAGAGTGAGTGATGGAGAAAATACTTGGGAAAGTGTTGTATCTTACTTAAAAGAAAAGAAAATAGGATACCAAAAATATAAGAAACAATTAAAGGAGGGACTAATCTTTATTGTTAATTAGTTCTATTATAGTTTTTGGATTGTTATGACTTATTGGTAATGAGATAAACAAAACCGTAGTAGTCCCCAATATCATCACTGGTAAAAACACTCTCATTATAGATCCAAGGGTTTTCATAATCAATATCGATACTCATCAAGTATATCAAGAACTTTGTTTAAGTATTTATGAGCGAGTTCTCTCTCACCCTTCCATACTGTTGAAGGTTCTTGATCTACCTGACGCTTTAATTTTAGCACACGAACCTTGAGTTCGTCTTTCTTTACTCCGTTGCTTGGCATAAAAAATGTCGCATCTTCACTATCTATGTCCTTATTCCAGTAAAACCACTAAGTACATCAATATTTCCAAATATAAAATCATCATACTCTGCTGCTTCTCTATAAGCATCTAGACAAAGTTCAACTTCAGTTTTACTTGGTTTAGGAGTCAACGGTTCGATTGACTCCATCAAGTCCCACTCTTCTTTGTACTTTTCTATATTATAGTTTGAATCCTGAGAATGTGTTGGACTGGACATCTTGTTTGATTCCCCCTACTAGGTAAGATTCTACTTCAGTCTCCTGAGGAGCAACTTGAAGACCTTTGGAAGAAATCCAATGTTGGGTCCAAGGGAGAGGATTATTATTCGCAGAAATATCATACTGAGGTTTTAAACCGATTGCCTTTAGTCTCCTATTAGCAATCCACTCTACATACTGTTTTAGCAGTTTGTCGTTCAAACCAATCATAGATCCATCTTTGAACAGATAATCTGCCCACTTCTTTTCTTCATTTACAGCAATATCAAATGCTTTATAAGTCCACTCTTCTTCTTCCTCCATGATCTTCTTCATTTCAGGATCATCACCAGATTTCCATTTGTTCAAAATGTTTTGAGTAATTGCAAGATGCTGATTTTCGTCTCGTGCGATGAGAGAGATAATTTTAGCGGATCCTTCCATAAGCTTGAGTTCTCCAAATGCAAACGAGCAAGCGAAGGAGACATAGAACCTAATGCCTTCAAGAATGTTAACATTCGCAACTGCTCTGTATAGTTTTCGTTTGACATCGTTGATCTCCCATTTGGAACTTGGTGAGGACCTGAAATCTTCTTTCCACATATTACTAGTACCCCACATTTGAGCACTATGAATAAAGTCATCATATGCTTCTGTAACGCTTCTAGAACGCTCTAGAATGCGCTCATCGGTCACAATCTTATCAAAGACTTCAGCTGGGTCCGAATAAATGTTTTTGATGATGTAGGTATAAGAACGACTATGGATCATTTCCATAAATCCCCATACTTCTATACATGCCTCAAGTTCAGGAAGTGAGCAATATGGAAGGAATGCCATATTAGGTCCACGACCCTGAATAGAATCAAGCATAATCTGATACTTTAAGTTAGAAGTATAGATATGTTTCTGTTCTGGTTCTAATGTTTGATAATCTCCACGATCTTTTTGTAGTGAAACTTCTTCTGGTCTCCAAAAATATCCAAGTTGTTGAGTAGTAAGTTTATCAAAAACTGGGTATTTGTAAGAATCATATCTTTGTGGACCTAAAGGTTTACCAAAGAACATTGGTTGCTTTTTAGTATTCACTTGTTCGGCATTAAATACCGTCATACCCTCAATCCTATTATTCAGTTCTTTGGTTGTCATAAAGTCGTATTGCATTAGTTATCTCGTTAAAATATAAAGTCGTTAGATTTTGCAGGATTCACAATCCTCCTCTTCATAAGCTTCTATTTCATTTAGTAAATCCTGAAGTTCTGATTTTTCCTCAACAACTTCATCGCTCTTACTGTCGTAAGTATTTTGATAATAAGATGTCTTCCAACCGTACTTGTATGTGGTTAAGAAGTCTTTTGCCATTTCTGAAACAGGCACTTCTTTGTTTGGATAGTTTTCTGGATTATAAGACCAGTTTCCACTGATTGCCTGATCAAAAAACTTTTGAATGACTGAGATACACTTAATGTAACCATCATTATTCTTCATATCCCACAGAAGAGTGTAGTTATTTTTCAATGTAGAATACGATGGAACAATCTGTTTAAGAGGCCCTTTCTTCGATTTCTTAATGGACAAGTAGTCTCTAGGGGGCTCGATTCCATTGGTTGCGTTTGACACAACGGAACTGCTCTCCGAAGGCATCTGTGCGGACAATGTGCTGTGTCGGAGACCATACTGTAGAATGGACTCTCTAAGATCTTCCCAATCACGCTCCAACTCATGATTGCTAATCTCATCTACTTCCTTCTTGTATGTATCAATCGGGAGGATTCCATCAGCATACTTAGTACGACCAAAGTTTTCGCACCAACCCTTTTCTTTTGCAAGTTGATTGGAACATTTCAAGAGATAATATTGGAATGATTCCGAAAGACTATGTATAGCATCCCATGCTTCTTGAGAGTCATATTTAAACCCTAGTTTAGCAAGGTAGTGTGCTAGACCAATAAATCCCACTCCAAGGGATCTACGTGCCTTTGTAGCGAGTTCTGCTGCCTTGACTGGATACTCCTGATAGTCAATCAGTTCTTCGAGTCCACGGACAGAAAGATCGCACAACTCTTCAAGTTCAGAATCTGATTTAATCTTACCAACATTAATAGCAGAAAGGATACAAAGTGCAATCTCACCTTGACCATCAATGTGTTGGATTGGATCAGTAGGTAGAGTAATCTCTTGGCATAGATTACTCATCCAAACTTTATCTTTAAATGAAGAGTGAGTGTTGCAATGATCAATGTTCATAATATAAACACGACCAGTTTCTGCCCGTTCTTTCAGGAGTGTCAAAAATAGTTCTTGAGCACTAATAACTTTTCTTGGAATAGACTGATTTGATTCATAGTCCACATACAACCCGTCAAATCGATCAGTGCCAAAAGCATCATACAAATCAGGAACGTCGTGTGGAGAGAAGAGTGTGATGTCTTGATTGTTGATGAATCGTTCATAAAAGATTTTGCTAATCTGGATTGAGTAGTCTAGTTTACGAACACGATTATCCTCAGTTCCTTTATTATTTTTTAGAACTAGGATGTCTTCGATTTCGATGTGCCAGATTGGGAAGTGTACTGTAGCCGATCCACCGCGAATGCCATTTTGAGTACAGCATCTGACAGTGCTTTCAAATTTTTTGAGGAATGGAACAACACCTGTGTGCTGCACTTCTCCGCCTCTGATTTTACTGTTGATGCCACGGATTCGACCTGCGTTGATACCGATTCCCGCCCTTTGTGCAACATATTTGCCGATAGCCATATCAGAACTAAAGATGCTATCGAGGGTGTCATCAACATCAACAAGAACACAGCTAGCAAATTGTCGAAGTGGAGTTCGCACTCCCGCCATGATAGGTGTGGGAATGTTGATTTTGTGTTTGGAGATTGCGTCATAGTACCTCTTAACGTATGACATTCTGGTTTCTTTTGGATACTCTGCAAAGATTGTCAGAGCAATCATCATGTACATGAACTGGGGAGTTTCATACACTTTTCCTGTGCTTCTATCCTGCACAAGATACTTGTCAACGACTTGACGTAGACCCGCATAAGTGAACAGATAGTCACGGTGATGATCAATAAAGGAATTAGCTTTATTGATTTCTTCCTTAGAGTATTTAACAAAAATCTCTTTGTCATAAACTTCTGCATTAGTGCAGTTAATAATATGATCTTCTAGATGAGGGAAATCCCTAATCATTTCATACAAAGACTTCCTTACGGCAAACAGAAGTAACCTTGAAGCCACGTATTGATAGTTTGGGTGGTCTAAATCTATCAAATCAGAAGCAGAACGAATTAGAATCTCTTGAATCTCCGCTGTGGAAATGCCATCGTAAAACTGAATACCTGATTTCATTTCCACTTGACTTGCAGAAACTCCAGCAAGTCCCTTACATGCTTCATCTACCATGATGTGCATTTTATCAAGATCAAGTGCTTCAACTCGACCGTTTCTTTTAACTACTTTTGTTCCGTTGCTCATATTTTTTTCCAAGTTGTAAACTTAAGTTTTGCTTGTAGTCCCGAATAAGTATTTGATTCTATCACAGATTCGACATCAAGTCCAGAAAGAACCATGTCATTGATATCCTTTTGAGTTATTGACGAAGGCCAGATGACAACTTTTTGTCCAGTCTCGATAACACGGGAGATTCTTGATAAGATTTCTCTATTACGTGGTTCGTTATCATAAATCCAAACAGGATTGCTAATCCCCCACTTAATAATATCAGCGTCAGCTCCGCACATAGCAATCGCATTGCGAATGAAAGTGCTGTCGAATGGTCCTTCTGTAACATAGACTGGAGCATCTGTTCTGATGTTATCGAGTCCGTAGATTTTTGGTACGTCATCATTAAACATCACAGTGATATATTTAACAGAGTTTGAACTTAGGGATCTTCCCTGAACTCCAATTAAGTCTTCATTATAAAACAAAGGTATGATAATTCTAGGTTCATCATACTTCACATTCTCAAATTTTTTGGGTACTATGGTATTAACCCAAGTCATAAACTTCTCAGCGTAATAAAAGGTATCTGGATTTATCTTTCTTTTTTCTAGATAATCTTTCGCCTGTTCGTTTTCAGATGCTTTTGGTAGATTTAACTTTTTCACATCTTTGGATTTTTCACGTCGAGTGGAAAAGTCAGGTTTCTGAAAATTGAAGTTAGGTTCTTCTGTGACAAAGTTTTTACCAGTTTTACCTTCTTTAAACTTATCAAAAGTATATTGCTTATGGAGATCTAAGTCAACGTCCTTTAGAAAGTTGTTAAATGAAATATTGATACCACAGTTGTGGCATTTGAAGTTAGTATTATTCTTTACTTGATAAAGATACCCTCTCGCTCTATTTTTATTTTTCTTTGAATCTCCGCAAATAGGACATCTAAAGTTGTATAGATTATTTTTAACTTTTTTAAACTTTGTCAGTTTTGATGACAAAATACTGATGTATTTGGTGTCAACAAAATCCATGAAAAAACTACTACGACTTCCTTACTATACTAGCACTTGAGGAGGGACTTGTCAAAGCATTTGGGATTAGGTTTGAAATGAATCCAGTTGTTAGAGATCCTAAAATGATGCTCGCAACCACAAGGACTCCTCCTACTTGCCATCTAAACTTTGATAGATCATGAATCTTTCTATCCAAACTTTCAATCTTTTGTTCTACTTCCCCATATTCTGCACTGTTTCTTTCTTTCATGTCTTCAATCATCTTCAATATGATTGAATACGTTTTATCCCCTTCAGAAATTTTTGCTTCATGTCTTTCCAAAATAATAGCAATCTTATTACTATTATCGGATATAGTATTAACAGCTCTCTCCAACTTATCCAACATCTCTTTGGAAAGATCTTCGTATATTTCGAACTTTGATTCTAGGACAGCAAACTTATTACCGAATCCAAACATATCTGTTACCTGTTGAAATAGAGTATTGTATTACAATAAAAAGTAACAACTCCAGTCCATTTAATCACGTTATTCGTGAGTTTTAACATCTGATATGGCGAACATGGGGTTTGGTTTCTCATTTGGCATTCTTGCCAATAGCTTATTATTATTTAGTTTTCCAGTTTGCTCTAACACCTTTCAACCAAATATACCTATTCTTTTTTTTCTTTCTTACAGGAGGATCATCACCAGCTTGCGATGTCCCAGCTATATTCCCTGGGGCAAGACTATTAGTAGGAACTATCGCAGCGTCTTCTCTAAGATTCCTAAAATATCTTATTACTTTATCAATCTTGTCCATAGATCTTCTGAAGTTCTTTTAAACAAAATAAATCGACCTGAATATCATGAATATATGATTTTGGATAATCTGGAAGTTTATTCAAAAATAAAATGAAAGTTTTTACTTGGGGCCACATATCCTTATCTATTTTTAAAAATAGCATAGGAGTAGCAGCTTCTCCAAATACATTATAAAGAATGACGAAATGATTAATCAAAAGGTGAGTTCTTATCTCACCCGTTTTATGATATCTCTTTAGAAGTCTTTTAATGTACTTAAAATGATTAAGATCTTTATTAAAATCTTCTTTTGTTACGGCTTGAGGATTTTCGTAATTTTTAATGGCGAAGTATAAAAAGTTATCCTCATTCAGTTCATCAAATCTCATTATTTACTCTTTCATTTATCAGTTGCCTGGGAAGTAAGCATCGCCAGGAGCGTCAGTAGTTGTTAGGATTCCACCTGCAACTAGGACTTCGTTCTTAACTCTTAGATTATCGTGCATATCCATGTAAGTGGTGATGCCTACCCATCCACCATGTGTTACTGCATACGCTGTTGTTGCTGCTGCACCAACTTCAATCTCATCCACACCATATACACTAGAAGTGTAATCAGACTTAGCTTCAGGTGCCTGATAATGGGAGTCACCAACAGTATAGATTGGTTCCTGTGAAACAAAATAAGTTGCTCCAGCAGGTACGGTTGTTAAACCAGAAACAAATCCTGCTGTAGAAGCAATCGAAAGAGTGGTAGAGGTAACTCCGATTACCACTGCATAACCATATGTTGCCCCAGTCCCGACTGTAACAACATCACCTTCTGAAACAGCAGATGTAAAGGTGGTTGCACCTACTACACCGTCAATGACTCCCGTTTCAAGGTTGACGGAAACTGTTCCTTCATTATATACAAGATCTTTATTACCCCAGAGTGCCATTCTTTTTACCTATTAAAAAAGTTTAACTAAAAAATATTTATAAAAAGGAGAGTTTCCTCTCCTTCGTTGTATGTACTATTTATGATGCAGAATCTTCTGTTCTGAATAGTAATGATTCAACAACATCCACTGCATTATCATCCAACTTATTGTCGGTAGAGGCAGCTAGATTTCTTAAGATTGAAACCAAATAGCGACGGACTTCTTCTTTTTCTAGAAGATTGCCGATTGTTCTTTTAGCAAGAGGGAGAAATAATGCCCACATGATTTGTTTACCAAAAATCTACAGATTATATATGCAAGAATCAATCATATCTTGAAGTATGCTTAGCCATAGATTGCACTTCTTTCTTTTCTTTAGAAGTGTAACCATGCTTGACAATACGAGCAGTCGTTTTGTTGACTCTTCTGTTGTGAGTCTCTAAAGGAGTCTCTTTATCACCCCTCATCTTTTTCTCTTGGCGAGAACCTGGGAAGTTTTTAGCATGTGCCTTACCTTCAGGCGATTTAGAAATATCAAGTTTCCTACCAGTCTTTTCCTTATGCTTATCAAGAACTTTCTGGCGCTCTCTCATAGCAGCAAGAGATTTTGCTGCTGCCTTACCCTTTTCCTCTTTACCAGGTGCCGCAGGACCGCGACGAGCTTCAACTAGATCAGGATGCGGAGCATATAGAGGACCCCCATAGTTTCCAGAAAACTTCACTTCCTCTTTTGTTTCCTCTTTATCTTTCTTTACAGCATCTTGTCTTGCAGTGTTAATGTTTTTAACCCTTGCTCTTTCAATCTGCTGTCTTGTCATAGATGCTTTTCTTTGTAGCATCAGTTCTTGAGGACTTGGTTCAACTCCAGTATCAGCAGATTCAGTATTTAACTTAGCTGCGATTGCCATTTGGCGAATATTCTTATCAGATTTTCCTTTGAACTGTGGGGCGGATGACTGACGGAAATCGTCGATCACCTCGCCCATTGATGCTTTTTTTAGGTCTATACCCTCATCTACACAGTTAGGTACTTCTCGACCATTTTTCATTTTAGTGCCTTTGGCAACTTTTCCAGGCCAACATTTAGAAGCACCTACATTTTTACGTGCTTGTTTAAGACCTTCATCAACAAGATTGGAATCATATTCTACTTCATCGGAAAAAACTTTCTTTGCGGTTTTTGCTGCTTTAGCAGTAGTTTTAACGCCAGAAGAGAATCCTTTACCAAACTCTTGAGCACCTTTAGCACCTACTTTTGCTGCCTTAGAAATGGTTTTACCAGTCTCTCTAGCAGCTGCCATTGCCTTCTTATGGCGCTCCATTCCTTTCAGAACTTCACCAGCAACTCTATCCAAAATACCTTTCTTCTTAGGTTGAGCACTCTTTGCTTTAGATACTGCAGTGTTTCTCTTAGCAGCAGTTTTTGATTGACTCTGAAGTGCTGCCTTCATTCCTGAAGGTTTTGCTGCAGATGCTTTTGCTTCTGCATCTCTTCTTGCTGCTTTTTCCTTACGAAGACGCTTGATAGCAGAAGTTCTAGGACCTCCTTTGAGGGATCCTACAGACTTGCCAGTCTTAGTTACAGGAGCAACTTTAACTCCACCCGCTCTTGCTTCATTTAGTTCTTCGGTGAGCATGATTTCTTCACCAAGATCATAAACAAACTCAGCAAACTCATCAACACCAAGTTCTTCAATAAGGATTGCTACACCCTCTTCATTTAAACCTTCTTCAATAAAATACTCAGCAGCAATCTCACAAGATTCTTGATAGAACTCTTCAGACATTCTCTTTCTGACACTCTTAGCACCAGCAGCAACTGCTCCAGCACCAACCTCAACAGCGCGAGCACCAACTCTAACAGTTCCTTTGATTGCTTTCTTTAGACCAGAACCAACTCTGCTCAGTAAACTTCTCTTCTTATCTGAAGTAGACGATGTTGGTGCAGATGTAGATGAATCTGAGGATGTAGATGAATCTGAGGATGTAGATGCAGATGAACCTGTTGAAGATGAAGATCCTTGAGATCCTCTTGCATATCCTTCTTTAGCTTTATCTCTTAGTCTTCTAGCTGCTCTAACAGTAGCACCAGCAGCATAACCAGCACCATAAGTAGCAGCTTTTCCTGCTTTCTTTACACCAGATTTAATCTTTTCACCTGCAGTTTGAGCAGCACTTTTTACTGCTTTAAGTCTTGCATTTCTTCTAAGAGTTGCAGGATCTGGTCTAAAAGTCTTTGCTTTTGCTCTTAGTTGAGTTCTCTTTACATCCTTAGAACGTTTTCTTGCAGCAGTTTCAGCAACTCCTTCAGTTAAAACTTCTAGACTATAATCTACAGAAGATACAATAGACTCTACAATATAATCTAAATCATACCCCTCATCGAGTAGTTCTACAATAGATTCTTCAACGATGTCATAAATCATCTCATCGTCCATAAAGTAAATCTCTGCGTCAACAAAATCCTCAAAGATATTAGTTGGTTCAGGTGCATCAAACTCAACATCTTCTATAACTACACCATCAATAGAAGCAATAGAGTTCTCTAGAACTGGATTGATTTTAATAGTATTTGTCTGGTTCTTAGGCATTTCTTTGAACTTTTGTTCTTTGCCATCTTCTTCCAGAACTTCATTTAGTTCACTTCTCCAGTTAGAGAATGATTCTTTTCTAGTTTTAGGTCCACTAAATGTTCTCTTACCATCTGGTGTCGGAACAAACTCACCATACTCACCCTTATGCTTATCATTATGCTCTACATCACCATCAACATCAGTATCGATTCTTGCTACTGCTTTCTTTACAAGAGACTTTAGATCTCCAGAGGGAACTTCGATTTGCCCATGAACATTTCTTTCTTCCTTCACATTATCACATTCACACTTTTTCTTTCCGCATTCATCGCATACGGATTTGCCCATTGCTTTTTTAATGGCGTTATCCTTAACACCAGCATATTCATCAGTTTCATCTTCGACAGTGCCATCACCATCGTAATCTTTTGACTTCTTACCAGATTTTTTGGGGTACTTATGCTCTTGGTCTTCGCCAGCACCTTTTGCCTCAGCAATCTGCTCAAGATAAATCTTGGAGATATCGTTAAGATGTAATGTCATTAGTATAAGTGTTTACTTTTTTGCCTTATACTTATTTATAAAATTCCTAATGCTCTTCACATCTGCCATTTTCATAGTGTATTGAGTAAGTGAAGGAGTTCCAACTTCTCTCTCGCTAGCAACTACACCACATACATTAGTAAAATCTTTCTTCTCAACTACATCGGTAATCCATGATTTAAACATAAGATCATCTTCTGTTGCACAAATAAGATAGTTGGTTCCTCTACGAATAATTTTTCCCCTTAATCCAGTGTTTATATTTTCAACAATAGATCCAACCTTAAAAATATTTCCACCAATATAGTTTTCTCTTAATGCACTATAATGAACTTTTGGAGCAATCTTCCAAAGTTGATATTCTTCTTTTTGAGTCCTAATACCTAATCCAGACTGAACTGCTTTAAATACTTTCTCAACATCTTTATATCCTCTAGGAAGTCCAGATCTAAAAGAATTCAGATTATCTTCTGCAGCAGCTTGTCTCATCTTTGATGATAGTTCTGTATCAGAATCTTTTTCTCCACCAGCAACTACCGTAATATCATTAAAGTTATATACACTTCCATTGTGTTTTTGTGCAAGACTTCTAAACTCAGACAATCTATCTGCACCAACTACAATAGCAACTTCTTTATATCCGTCATTTTCAGCCGCTTGCAATACATCAAAGATAGTAATCATCTTTTCGTCATTAACAATATTATCCTTAAAATCAGGAAACATTTTTTTCATAAATCCAATCTTTGGATCTGGTTTGATTGGATTTCTTTCATTGTCTTGAATCCTTGATGGATATATTTTCAAATCGGAGTTACCAGCAATATTTCTTGCTGAAATAAACAGTTGTTTATGCTCTCTTGTTGGAGGATTAAATCTCCCAAATACTATTGTAAGTTTTGCCCCACCACTCTCATCAGGTTCTGGAGAAGATGGTTCTGGATTTCTTTCAATCTTTGGTTTTTTATCTGCAGGATTAGGAACATCTCTTCCAGGTCTTTGACCTTTAGTGTAGAATACTAAATCCCCACCTTCAGTTTTTGCAATAAACTCCCCAGTAGCATTATACCAGCCACCATGTCCATCCCCACGCAGTCCCATTTTTTGTGCTCTTTGGGACGCTAGAGATGCTTGTGCTTCGAATATAAAACTAGAGAACTTTTTCATCTTTGTCATCAATATATATATATTTATTTCCTCAAAAACTTTGCATATTTTATGCTACGCATAGTCATTATTTCTTCATTTGAAACTTTATGAAAATATCCTGCCACTTCTGGCCAAGTATAGTTTCTTACATCAGCTCCATCAAGACCTACCCAATGAAAGTTTAGACCAACAACCCCCCAGTTATCAACGGCAAGAACAGCAACTAATGGATGCTGATCATATAGTTTTCTGGGGGTTTTTGCGTTGTATATAAAAGTATAGTAGTTTCCAACGTCTGGAGCAACATCAAAATCTTTAAGAACATCAATAATTTCAACCATAATATCTTCGGGATCACTAAGATATTCTATTCTTTCAAAAAGAGTATCCATCCTAGAAGGATTTTTACTCTTATATTTTTTCTGATCCCGAACTCTTTTTCTTGGCATCCGCCTTAATAATCAAAGTTTTCCGCGTGTCTTATACTTTGCAGTATATCCCTTCTTACCAAACTCATGAACTGTTTTTTCAGGTGATCTACGGTCTGCAGTAAAAGAAGAAGATTCTTTCTTTTTTTCAGGTTCCATAGATCTACCCATATACTCTACTGGTTTAGGAGTTTTTTTTTTACCTAGACCAAATAGTTCCTCAAGTCCATAGAGTTCAACAATCTGTTCAATATCCTCTGCAGTAACCTCATTTACCATCATCCAGTTTGCTTCATTAATATCATCAGCAAGATCTTCTGAGATTAGGAAGTCAGCTACAACATCAAACATATCGAAACTATTGTTTAGTTTCTCCATTCTCTTCTTACCTGCTTTTGCTGCTCTTGAGAGTGCAAAAGTAACTTGACTTGACTTTCTTAGATTGCCAGCATCAGTTCTTGAAGTTGCCCCTTTAGGAGGAAGTGCTCTACCTTTGCTTGAAGGTCCACCACCAGATCCACCTGAAGACTTAGAACGAATAGTTCCTGCTGCGCCTACACCAGTAGATCCAGTTACATCCTTTCTAGATACTTTCTTCTCTACTGCTTTAGGTGCTGCTGCTTTACCAGTTACTGCCTTGCGAATATTCTTCGCAGCAGCACTCTTCATTTTTGACTTTGCTCTTCTAGTAGATCTTTCAGCAGATCTATCTCTACCTTGCATTGCTTGCTTTGCTTTCTCAGCACCAATGCCAACTTTCTTTGCTACTCTCTTAGCACCTTTCTTGATAGCAGAAAGAACTCCTTTTGCAGCACTCTTGATCTTTTCTTTTCTTGCTTCTCTTCTGGCAGATTTTCTAGAAGCCTGTCTCGCTTTTGCTGCTCTAAGACTTCCAGTTCCAGTAGTTACTCTTGCTTCTGTCAGGAAGGTCTCTTCAAAAATGTCTTTTAGTTCTTCTACCTCATAACCTTCATCAAGAAGATCATAGATAACTTCTTCTACGATTTCTTCAATCTCTTCATCATTAAAATCGTCTAAGAAAGCATAATCTTCTTCAAGATATTCTTCGCGTACTTCCTCATCATAGATAGCATTAAATGCTTCCATTAGTTCATTAAGACTTGCCGTGTCCATTTTGTTACAAGATACTTTTACATAAAAATATTTATAAAAAAAGACTCCTTTGGAGTCTATATTTGTTATTCAGTTTTTTTATTAAATCCAAATGGTGCTACTGCCTCTTCAAGTTTAAGTTTGAGAGCAACACCACCGACTGCTTCCATCACCTTGAGAATATCCTCTGGTTTAGCATCTTCGCCCAATTCTTTGGCAACATACCAATACTTTGGCCAGAATGTTTCACCTGCTGCTTTGTAGTCATCTACTGTAAGAGTCTTCATTTACCAACTCCATAGTCAGGTGCTTTTAGTTCGAGTTCACTGAACCGATTTCTCCGTTCAGTCTCATTGAGTTTCTTGAGTGCTTCAATGGTCTCGGGAGTTTCTTCCCACTCCCAAGTATCACCTGACTTAGTTACAAATTGTCTTGTTGTCATAGATCTCCTTCCTTACGATAGTGCTTTAGAAAGTTCTGCATTAATAGTTAATGCAATTTCTGAGGGAACATTAG